TACAATAATAAGCTGATCCAGCTCAGCGTTTTGAGCCTCATCCAGGAGAACGATCTGATCTGAAAACGTAGTACCTCTTAAAAAGTTGAGTGGTTGAATATCAAGAACACTCTCAGAGGCTAGCTTTGTAATTGATGTAGAAGAAATCATTTCGCTCAACTTTTCCAAGAATGGAGCACCAAACGGACCAATCTTCTCATGCAACTCTCCAGGCAAGGCTCCTAGCTTTTGAGCGGAACACTCAGCGATACTTCTCAAATACAGAATGCTTTTGAAGCTTCTTCTTTGAATTAATTTTAAAGCTGCTAAAACAGCACAGTAAGTCTTAGCTGTACCAGCAGGCCCATCAATAAAGATAAGCTTATTGTCTCTGTCTAATATAGCATCAACGATTCGTTTGTGATTTTCAGAAAGCTCATACTTTTCTACTATATTAAATGCCTTTGTGTTTTTAGATGACATAATCTAAGATATATATGTTTATTAAGTTGAAAATCCAAATTTATGCTTTAAAATAATTGTATGTTCACACTACACGAAGAAACTGACCCACCTATCATATGGGCTGAAAATTTTCTTCCAAGAGCCGTCGTCGACTCTATTTTTAAGGAAATGGTTGACATTAAACAGTATTTTGGAACACCAGTTTGGAAGTTTGGAGATGGAGCAACAAAACTTCAAGACACTTCTACAGATGGTGAAACAACAAAAAATAACCTTAACCACTTGTGCTGGGGTAGCGATATTTGGTTGCCAAGTAATAATATACCAGCAGGTTACACCCTAAACAATCTTGATAAGTTTTTCTTCCATCAAGGTATTCTTAAGTTTATGGGTCAATGTAAGAATAGAGAATTTCAATTAGGTGCTCGTTATGGTTTAAATGGTAGAACCCATATTATTAGTTACGGCAATGGTGGTTATTATAACTGGCATTCAGATGACGGGGTTTACGGACAATCAATTAATGGCAAAGAAATAGCTATGACACCCATCTTTACAATGTCGTATACCCTTGTTAAGGATGAATCTCTACTCAAGGGTGGTAGTCAGCTATTTATGCATGAGGGTAAATGTTATGAATACCCTCTTAAAAATAATTTCTTATGCATCTTCCCAGCTAGATTACATCATGCTTGCTCAGAAGTAATCTGTGATGCAGATATGCCTTGGGAAAATAATCGCTTTAACCTTCAAATATGGACTTGTCAAGATGATAGAAACTAAAATTGGGCTTGGTATTATTACCTGTAACAGACCTGTTTTTCTTAAACAGGTACTTAAAACAATACCTTTTAATAGGGTTGATGAGGTTGTTATAATTGATGATGGTTCACAAGGGTCTGCTGACCCTATTAGTCCACATAGAAATTTAACATATTTAAAGAACGAGAAGAATATTGGGGTGGGTCGTAGCAAGAACAGAGCTATTCTTAATTTGCTTAACAAAGACTGCACTGACATCTTTTTAATTGAGGATGATATTTTTATTAAAAACCCTAACGTCTTTGATGAATATATTAAAGCGAGTAAAGATTCTGGTATTAAACACTTGATGTTTGGTTATCATGGGCCAGCTAATAAACAGGATAAGAAACCAAACCCTAGATTTGTAGTTGAATACAGCTCTACAAAACTCGCATTCAACCCTAATTGTGTAGGGGGCTTCTGTTACTACAGCAGGGATCTCCTGATGAGAATAGGTTTGTTTGATGAGACCTTTGTTAATGCTTGGGAACATGTAGAACACAGTTATAGAGCCGTTCTACACGGCTATCTACCAGCCTATTGGTGGTGGCCAGATATTGCTGACTCTAGTGATTATCTTGAAGAGCTGGCTTGTTCTGAGAACGATTCAACTATCCGGCCAAGATCAGATTGGAAAAAGAACATACAAGATGGAGCAAAGTATTTCAGCTCCATATATGGAGAATCTCCAGTATCTATACCTGATACTAAACAGGAGAATGTTATAAAGCGATTAAAGGACATTAAAACTAAAACTCTATGGACATCGACGTTGTAATTTTAAGCAAGACCTCAACAGAGAAATTATTTGAGATTTTAAGAGAAACTGTAACATCTCTTCATAATTCTGAAACAAATTTTAAATTTAATGTTATTATAGTAGAGTCTAATAAAAAAATTAAAGAAATGTTCGGTAATAGAATTTATGAGATTAAGGCTAAATTTGTAATACCACCTTTACTTGTTTTTAATTATAATTTGTTTTTAAATATTGGGTTACGGGAAACCAAAAGCGATTTTGTATTAATATCAAATAACGATGTAATTTATTTTAAAGACTGGTTTACAGAAATTAAAAAACAATTCGATAAAGATTCAAGTCTACTTTCTGCTAGTCCAACAGATATGAGATGGGAGAGACACTCTCTAGAACATTTTGACGGTAAAGAACAAATATATATTGGCAATAGAGTTTCTAAAGAGTTTACAGGTTGGAGCTTTGTTTTAAATAGAGCTGTTTTTAACTGGATTGGAAGTTTTGATGAAAGATTTGATTTTTATTATCAAGACGATGATTGGGTACAATTGTATAGAATGTTTAATATTAAACATGGATTAGTTTACAATTCAAAAGTTCGCCACTTGCTGAGTCAATCCCATGAGATTGTAGAGAAAGGGAATGACCTTATTAACATGAATAAGCAGCATGTAAAGTATAAGACGAAATGGGATAATTTAAAAGGAAATAAAATGTATAAAAGATTAAGCATACTCATATGCACAATTAACGGTAGAGAGAATTATCTGGAAAGATTGACTCAAAGACTAAGAAATCAAGTAACCCCTGAAGTAGAGGTTCTTGTAGCCAAAGATAATAGAGAAGAAAAAATCGGTATAAAAAGAAACAATCTTATTCACCAGGCAGTTGGAGAATATATTGTTTTTATTGATGATGATGATTGGGTTTGTGAAAACTATGTAAGTAGAATTCTTAAAGCTACAGACTCTAAGCCAGATGTTGTTGGTTTTAATAGCGTCATAACTTTCAATGGAGTTGAATCGAGAAGAGTTGAGATTTCTCTCAATCACAGAAACTGGAGTCATAAAAATGGAGAAATAAATGGCAAACAGCAACCTGTAATTTATTACAGGTGCCCCAACCATTTAACTCCTATCAAAGCCAGCATAGCTAGACAAATCATGTTTCCAGAATTAAATGATCAAGAAGATAGATTTTTCTCCTTAGCCATACCTTCTTTTGCAAACACAGAAGTCTACATTGATGATTACATGTATTTTTACGATTGTAGAGACCCAAAGCGTTATGATGTGCCGCTTGAAACTCTTTTAGAAGAATTAAAATCTGAAAAAGAAATCGTTGAAAGAGCAGAGAGAACAGCTATACTATAAGTATGATTGTAAAAAATATTCCGATCTACGATGGCAATCTGATCCATAAACGATTTGCATATAAATACTTCCGGGACCGTACTTTACCGATCGGTAACATCATCGCGTTTCGGGCACCGATGCATGTTGAAGCTGAGGGCATGATTGATACTGAAGATATATTAAATAATGACTACATATACAGTGATGACGCAGTTAATTTCTGTTGGGAAATACCTAAGATTGACGACTTTGGAGCTGTATCGTTCCAGCGTTTGTTTAATACTCAGATTGCTAATATACTCACAACCATTATCAATAAGCCTATTGAGGTTGACGGGGATGATTTAATTGTGCATGCTGAGCATAACCAACACGGAATCATTCAAACAAAGGGTAAGTCTAGTGTCAGTATCACTCACTTGGTGAATGGAGCAGCTCTAGGTCACACAGCTATTAATATTGTGGCTGGCAAGAAGGCTCCCGCCTTCGCTTATTCGACTAATATGACTCATGAACAGGTTAACGATTTTATGCAGAAAGTTGTGGAGACTTTCTATAAGATGACTGACGATATTTTTATTGCTACTAGTAAGGTCATCTAATGACTATTTTTGATATTATAACTAATATCACTACGTTAAAAAAGAAAGCTGATATTTCTGTTGAAGAAGAACGGGAGTATCAGTTTTTTCTTATTAACCGGTGGTTGAGTATGCACAGTGGTGAGATCGCAACAATTATTAACAACACATCTAATCGGTATTGGATGTGTATGTCTAAAGATGAGCAGAATAAATTTCTTTTAAATGTTATACCTCGAATGAGATATAAACGGATCGAATATATAAAAAAGATAAAAAAAGAAAAGACTAAAGAAGATGAAAATTTAGAATTACTCGCTCGTAATCTGGAGCTATCTCAAAGAGAAATTAAACTATACAAGGAACATGAATAGTTTGCAAAAACTATATTCTGGGCCATTGAAAAATAATTAAAAATAGCTATATACCGTATGGTACCAACGCTTCCTACTAACGTCCCAGTTCCAGTTCATATGCAAAGAACGAGCGCATTAAACTTTGATAAGCATGCTAGTGATACATTCACGCTTATTGATGATTTCGTTCTCGAAAACGTTCTAGATAATATCATTCTTGTACGCTACGTAGACACTCCTGATAGTAATCAGACTGTGATGAGAAATGGTATTCTTGTACCAATCGATCATACCAAGGCAGCCTGGAGAATTGGGCAAATTATCCTTGCTGGGCCAGGTTGTAAGTTTCTTAAGATTGGGGACTTTGTTTGCTTTCCAAACGACAAAGGTATTCCAGTCTCTAATGTTGCAGTCAAAGGTATTGGCAAAATTAAGCAGTCCATCTTCTTGGATGAGACTCGTATTTTCGGTGTGTGCTCTAAAGCAGAAGAGCCAGCAACTACATTAATCGATAAGTAATTAGGTGAAAGTTAGTCTAAACCAACTAAAACTCCTTCTTCAGCAAAACGTAGTAGAACTCAAGTTCGCCAGGCGCAGACCGCAGCCTGGCGAACCTCTTTTTAGAAGAATGCTTTGCACTAATAGCTATTCTCTTCTCAACAGCACCAAAGGTAGAGTTGGTTTAAATTATAGACCACCCAACCAACAGCTAGACTATAACCCTGACTTAAAAGGCTTAGTTGTTACCTGGGATATTTTTGAGCAAGATTATAGACAAATAAATGTAGCAGCCTGTCAAGTTGTCGCCACAATAAAAGCTAATGACGAGTTTTGGAAATATTATAATGAGAAGCTGGCATTTATGACAGAAAAACAGAAAATTGACTTTATGAGAATTTAGTGTAATTATTATTTGTGATAGATAGTCTTATACTAGAACAAAAGCTGCATAAACACTTTCAAAAAAACATAAAAATAGTTTTAAATGAAAAGGTTATAAGAACAGGTAAGTTTATCTTATTTGCCCCGAAGGAATATTATTTAGTTTTTTGCATATCGTTTAATAATAAAAACAAATATTTAGAAATTCCATTGCCTTTCAGAATGATGGAGACTCCTACTGGGCTATTATTTGACTATAAAGTTGAGCTTTTGACAGACGATATCACTCTAAAAATTAAGGTAGAAGAATACTTCAAACTTTATAAATCCAAATTTCTGAACAATAAGCTTGCTTTTCATTTCTTCTGACTCTATACTCAACGTAGTGAAACAGAAAGACATCCTATCAGCATTTCCTAGTAACCACACCCCTCGTGAACAGCAGGTAGCTGTATTAAAGAAGATTGAAAAGTTTCTTAGAGGGGATAAAAAGTTTCTTATTTTATGCGCACCTACAGGTTCAGGTAAATCGTACATCTCTCGCACAGTAGCTAACTTAACAGACTCTTGCAGCAAAGACTTTAAAGACTTTGTTGATGCCTATTCCATCTATCAAATGGATCAATCTGGAGATTTTTCGAATCAAGAAGAAATTGATAAGCAGAAGCCATTTGGTTCCATGGTGTTGACTATCTCTAAGAATCTTCAGAATCAATACAAAGAGTTTTTTGATGATTCTGATATTCTCAAAGGCAAGTCTAACTACCAATGTACCATTGATGAGACTAAGGATGTTGAAATCGCTCCATGTGTTGTTGTTGGAAAGATTAAAGAAGATTGTTGGAAGAAATGTATTTGTCCGTACTACGAAGCTCGGAATCGAGTTGTTACTAGCAACTTTGGTATTCTTAACTATAGTATGTTTCTGGCCTTACCAGACCAGCTGAAGCGCAAAGAGCTTTTAATTTGTGATGAGGCTGCAGAGCTGGAGGATGAGTTGGTGAAGCGCTTTGGGTTTGATATTAGTTACGACAGGTTGGGTCAACTTGGTGTGCATACCCAGAAGCTTGCTACTGATGTACCTAATCGAGTCATTGAGTGGCTTACTAATCTTTTGAGCTCCATTGAAGAACAGATCAAGGCTCTTACTGAGAAGCGTAACAAGAGAGAGCTTACTGAGACTCAGCAGAATAAATTGCGCGGGCTAAATAACATCTTGCATTCAGTTAAAACTGTAACAGGTCATTGGAATGATTGTAAGTATGTTATTGAAAAGTCTGCTACAGGAGTTGTATTGTCTCCTCTGAAAGTAGATAAGCTTTCAAGTCATATATTTGATCATGGGCAAAAGATTATTCTGATGTCTGCGACAATTATTGATCCTGTTAACTTTGCTAAGAGCCTTGGTATTACAGATTATGAGTATATTGAAAGCCCTTCTTCTTTTGACCCGAAGAAAGCTCCAATATATGTTCATACTAAGTATAAGCTGAATCATGCTAACCTTGAGCAGAACTTGCCTCATGTATGTAAGATTACGGAAGAACTAGTCGATAAGTATAAAAACGATAAAGGTATTATTCATACTCATTCGTTTAAAATTACTGAATATGTAAAAGCTAAGTTTGATACTCATGGTGATCGAATGCTGTATCGTACTCAAGGCAAGACTAACGAAGATATTGTCAAGGAGCATACTGAGTCTAGTAAGCCTACTGTACTAGTATCTCCTTCGCTTACTCATGGGGTGGATCTAAAGGATGAATTGGCTCGATTTCAGATTGTATTAAAATTACCTTACTTGCCGCTGGGCTCTAAGCGCATTGAAACTCTGTTTAAGCTGGACCCAGACTGGTATGAAAATAAAATGCTGAGCAGTCTTGTTCAGGCTTGTGGGCGCGGAATTAGAACTGAACAAGATCATTGTGATACGTACATCCTGGATGGTACGATTAAGTTTGTGTTAATGAAGTGTAAGCATAAACTACCTCAACATTTTATTCAGAGGTTTCAATAACGTAATTAGCTAAATCTGCTGTAGTCATATTCTGTTTGGCGTAACTGTATAGTTCTTCTAAGAGTTCATAATACTCTGGAGGCACTTTACAGTTTTTCGCATATTCATTTGTCTTTAAGATAAGCTTTTTTGGCCAGTTTGATAATGTATTTCTGGGACAGCTTTCTAAGTCTATAAAATAGGGTATGCACCTATTACCTAAAATTTCATAATGTCTTAAGCAATCCCAACCACCCTTCTTAAATGTTACTCCAAAATATGATTTTTGATAGTCTTCATAGTAGCTTTGCTCTGTTTTAAAAATATAAGTTTCAGGCTTACCAGGGTACACAGTACCAAATAATTTTGTTTTTTGTGTATTAGAACCTGTATGTAAAATAGAATCTGGTATGGCCATTGATATAGGCTTTATATCAGACCTCTCAAAGTATAGCTCTCTTTTAAAGTAGGTGCCTTTTTCTGCTACTGATTCTAATATTAACTCATGATCATCCCCATCAATCATGATAATATCTTTTTTGCTGTAGACTTGCTCAACCTGTTGTAAGAACATTTGATCTCTCCAAATAGAAGAGTAGAGGATTTTATCATAAAAGTGATTCAGAATTTTTTGTTTAACACCCTCTGCAAAATCTATAATAGGTCCTTTAATAACTTTGCCACAAACAGTAAAACCAGGCACTTTAACAACTCCTTCCCATTTGCTGTTAACAATAAATTTATCGTCCCAGCCAATGCCAGCCATTAAGTGAAATGGGGCTGCATAAGTATACAGCTCCACATCTTTATTATCTGCTAGACCCAGGTACAGCATATTAGATAAATAGTCAGGTTGAGCAAAATTGTTGATAAATAAAACTTTCAACATATAAAAGCATAACAATTTATAAATATCTGTGTGAGAGATCAACCATTCTATTTTGAAATAAAAGATCTGATTACGCAATTCGTTGCTGCCTTTAACTCTGTAGTTATAAATCGATATGATAAAAACAGAGAACCTGATGCAAAAAAGCTTAGAGTTTCCTATGTATATGCCCCGAAGCAAAGAGTGATTCAAGACTTAGTTAACAAGTCAATGCATCTTACTTTACCGGTAATAGCAGTAACAATTGGTGGTATTCAAAGAGATAGTTCCAGAGTATTCAATAAGATCTTAGGTTCTTTCTATGCCAATAGTGGAGCAGGATCAACTGACTTCTTACCACAACCAGTACCAATTAACATAACTGTTAACATGAGTATATTGACCAAATACCAAACAGATATGGATCAAATACTTAGTAATTTTATTCCTTACAGTAACCCATATGTAATAATATCTTGGAAAATACCATCTGCTTTCGTTCAGGTGCCACAAGAAATAAGAACAGAGGTGTTATGGTCTGATAATATCAGCATGGTTTACCCTACAGATGTTGACAGTTCAACCCCTTATAGAGTATCTGCAGATACTTCCTTTACAATTAAAGGTTGGTTATTTCCTAAAAGTCAAGAGCCTGCTAATAACATTTTTGTTATCGATACAAACTTTATACCTGTTTCAGGTTTTGAAATTGAATAAAATATGCAAACAGAAACTATAACAATATCTGCCTTCCCGATAATTAATTATATCAGACCCGCAAGCGTCGGAGTAAACGCAACTAATAGAGAGGTTAATATAACGGGTAATTTTTTATTTGTTGACACAATATATCTAAGCGCAGCAAACAATTTAAATTTTAATACCCTTTCTACAGTTTATGTGGACTATTTTACTCCAACTGTTTTGTTTAATTTAGGGTATTTAACAACAACTGTGAGAAATCTTTCAGCATTGTATCCTCCATTTTCAGGCGCAATACTTCCAACATGGAGAAAAGTAAATGATAGTAACATTGTTTTAACTTTACCCCCATTGAGTAATTTTAGCGATAATGATGCCATTAAAATAATAACTAAAAATGGTTCTGGGTATTATAATCAAAAAGGAATTACAGTATAGAGTTGGCCATAATTAATTCAAAAGCATAAATAATTTTATGGCAATTGATGGTTCATCAAAAAACGACACAATGGGTCAGGTAATGAATATGATCTATTCAAAGCTCCCTTACTCTTCCCCTTTGAATAATGTCGACCCGTTAGATGTAATTAACCCTAAGTACAAGCTGTTTTACGGCATGGGCTCTAATAAAGCTCAGATGTTGAACCGACAAGCCATCTCTACACCCAAGATGGATACTCACCCCATGGGTGGTATTACCATTGATAAGAATTACAGCCAGTTCATGTATGCCAACGTCGACTTTGATAAAACAAGACGTTTGCTGGAATACAGAATCATGGCTCAGTTTGCTGAAGTAGCTGATGCTCTGGATGAAATATGTGACGCATTTCTTAACAAAGATGAACATAATGAAATGGTGAAGCTGAATCTTCGTAACTTTCAACATGACGAAAAGGTTACAACCATAATCAATAAAGAGCTACAAAATTTTTTACACAAGTTGGATCTAGAGGGTAGAGGTTGGGAGTATATCAGAATGCTGCTAATGGATGGTGAGCTCTACTTTGAAAACGTGGTGAGTCAAAAAGAACCAGACAAGGGTATTCTAGGCTTTATTAATGTACCATGCGAATTAATTGATCCAGTATATGAGAATGTACAAAACCTTTTAATAAAAGGCTATTTGCTTCGTAAGCCAGATGCAGGTAGTTCCAAGACTGAAGCTAGTAAGAGACAATCAACCACTGGTAAATTTGAATTAATTCCAATGGAAAAGAACCAGGTTATGTATATTAATTCTGGTATTTGGAATCAATCAAAAACAATAAGAGTACCATTCATTGAGAATGCCAGAAGAGCTTACCGTCAGTTATCCCTAATTGAAGATTCAATTATTATTTATCGTTTAGTAAGAGCACCTGAAAGGCTGGTGTTTAATGTAGATGTTGGTGACATGCCTAAACCTAAGGCAGAGGCTTACTTAAAGAAGTTAATGAATAATTTCTGGAGTAAAAAGAGTTATGATGCTTATAATGGCTCGCCTGTATTGACCTACAACCCGCAATCTATGATGGATGCTTTTTGGTTTGCAAAAAGACAAGGCGGAGAAGGTACTACAGTAACAACTCTTGCAGCTGGACAGAATCTGGGTCAATTAGATGACTTGAACTACTTTATTAAGAAGCTGTATAAGGCTCTTAAAGTACCGGTAACAAGATTAAATCCAGAAGATACAACAAACGACTCTGCTACAATTTTAAGAGAAGAGCTGAAGTTTGCTAATTTTATTATAAGATTGCAAAGAGTATTTGCAGCTGGAATGAGACCTGCTTTTATTACTCAGCTGAAGCTTAAAGGGCTTCTGGAAACCTATGACATTCTGGAGAGTGATATTCAGCTAGAATTTGTACCACCAACTAATTACTACGAACTAAGACAAAACCAAATACTTGAATTAAAGTTTGCTAACTTCGGTCAAGTATCTGCAAATGAAATGTTTTCCACTTCTTTTGCCATGAAGAAGTACTTGGGTTGGTCTGATGTGGATATTAAGGCTAATAGAGAGTGGCTCAAGAAAGATGCTGGATTGAAGTGGGAGTTGGCTCAGATAGTAAATACTGGCCCTGATTGGGAACAGAAACAGACTGAAACTACCTCTGCAGACGGTCAAATCGCAGGCTTTGGTGGAGGTGGTGGAGGCATGGGCACAGGCGCTGGCGCAGGAGCACCTCCAGCATTTACTCCAATACCTGGAGCTGAAGGTAGTCCTGCTCCAGGTACTGCTCCAGAAGGTGGCGCTGCTCCAACACCAGCACCAGGAGCTGAAGCATCTGCATTACCAACCTAATTAATATATGTCAATACCTTGCAACCCAGTAACCTACTATCAAAACACTAATCTAGATACTAAGGTTAATTCTTATGAAAGATTAGCTCAAAGAATTGGCTTCCAGTTAGGAGCACCTGTGCTGAAGTTGGAAGTTACTCAAGATATAGTTTATGAGAACATTTCCATGGCTTGTGAGCTGTTTACCAAATATGCAGGTTATACTGAAGAGTATTTAATTTTTGATAGCGCGTTATACGATGGTAACGCTGGAGTTAAACTGGACACATTGTTTACTTTAACTCCCATGATGAGCGCTCTCTCAGCAAACTTCGACTACGATTTAGATAACTACAGAAAAGTTGTTGATGTATTTTCCGTAGACCAAGGTACAACTACTGGTACAAATACTTTGTTTACTATTGAGCAATCATTGGCTCAACAAACATATTTTAACTTCTCTCTAGGCAACTATGGCTTCGATCTTACTACTTGGCATATTACTCAAATGTATATGAGTACTAGAAATAAGCTTTTAACTCAGTATTATTATTTCTACTTTGACCCTAGAACCCAATATTTAAAAGTTATACCGGACCCATCTGTACAAACGGTAACTAGTCGTTGGTTTGGGTTAATTGGGTGTTATGTAGAACGTCAATTAAAATACATTGTCATGGAGCCTTGGGTACAGCAATACTCATTGGCGCTCACAAAGATAGCCATAGGTCAGATAAGAGGCAAGTATGCAGGGCAAAGTTTGTTCGGTGGCGGGACTGTTAACTACAATGACATGTTGAATCAAGGTTTAGCTGAAAAAGAAAAACTAGAAAATCAATTATTTAATAAGTCTACCCCAGGCTTTGGAGATTCAGAACCACCATTATTCTTTGTAGGATAATGTTTAAAGTTGGTCAATATAAAAAGGGAATTTACAAGCCTGTAAACAGGAAAAAATATCTTGGCACACAAGACCCTGTTTACAGGAGCAGCTACGAGCTGCATTTTTTCCGTTGGTGTGATAACAATCCAAGAGTATTAGAATGGACATCTGAGTCTGTTGTTATACCCTACATGTCGCCTCTGGATAATAAATTTCACAAATACTATGTAGACAATAGCATCGTTTACAAAATAAATGAAAACACTGTGAAGAAATTTCTTGTGGAAATAAAACCATCCAAGCAAACCGAACCACCAAAAAGACATGGTAATAAAAAAGATAAGACGTTCATAATTGAAGCCACAACATATGCAAAGAATTTAGCCAAATGGGAGGCTGCAAAAAAATGGTGTGAGGGAAAAAATTTCGATTTTTTAATCATAACAGAAAAACAATTATTTCCAAAAAAGTAACGTTATTTTTTGCAGGATGATAAAAAAGCCTGAAAAATATCAACATTTACTATAAATAATTTTATAACTATATGCCACACAGACTATTAGTTGAGACTCCAGACTTCGGCAGCTTTACCTATATTAAGGAAGAGAAGAACTTGCGTGATGGAAAAGGTCCAAGATTATACATTGAGGGACCTTTCATGATGGCCAATGAAGTCAATAAAAATAGACGCCTTTATGACTTAATGGAAATGGTCTCTGAAGTAAAGAGATATTCCGATGAGATGATTAAGTCAGGCAGAGCGCTAGGTGAATTAAATCACCCAACTACTGTGGATATAGATCTTTCAAGAGCCTGCCATAGTGTACAAAATTTAAGGCAGGAAGGCAATTACTTTGTTGGTAAATCCCTTGTTCTGAGTACTCCCATGGGTAAGATTGTTCAAAATCTTATTGATGATGGAGTAACACCTGGGGTTTCAACTAGATGTTTAGGTCAGTTAGAGCCAGACGCTATTAAAGAAGATGTGAATAGAGTCAAGAACATGAAGCTGGTGGCCATTGATGTAGTTGCAGACCCTTCTTGTCCCAAAGCATTTGTTAACGGTATTCTTGAATCCAAGCAATGGGTGTTAAGTGATGCTGGTGAACTTGAAGAAGCTTATAATAAATTTGAAAAATCTATTGGTAACCTGCCTCGCAAAGATGTGGATAAATATTTAAGAGAGCAGGTATTAATTTTTATCAATAAGCTTAAATAATTATATGGAAACTCAACTTATTAAAGCATTTATTAAGCAGGTAGGAGTAAAAAATTACTCTGCGGCTAATAAATATTTACAACAAGTCTTAGAAAATAAGATTAAAAGCCGTATTAAAACAGCTTTAAACAAACCACTTTTTTAACATATGTCAGCTCTAATTGAAAAATTAAAGGAAGTTACCAAGGATATTCTTAGTGAGGAATCACTAAATCAGATATCTGAGGCATTCGAGCAGCAAGTAAACAAGGCTGCTGAGGATCGTGCAAAATTGCAACTCGAGAGTTTATTGGTACAAGTCGACGAAGATCACTCTGCTAAAGTAGAGAAGCTCGTAGAGGCTATTGACCGTAACCACTCTGAGAAGCTATTAAAGGTTGTTGAGGCAATCAATGAGAACCATGCTGGCAAACTCAAGACTGTTGTACGCAAGTACGAAAGAGCTCTTAATGAGGATGCAGCTGGTTTCAAACAATCTCTTGTGGAATCTATTTCCAGCTACCTCGAGGCTTACATCGAAGAGAATTTACCAAAAACAGCCATTGATGAGGCTGTACAGAACAGAAGATCTGCTCAGGTTCTAAACGAGCTACGCAGCATGCTGTCAGTCGACTTGGTGCTGGGCAAAGAAACCATCCGTGAAGCGGTCATGGATGGTAAGCAAAAGATTGATGAAAGCTCCAAGATTATTGAGACACTTAAGTCTGAAAACAAGCAACTTAATGAGTCTTTCAATAGAGCCTGCTCTAATTTAGTTTTTGAACAAAAGACATCTGGTCTACCAGCTAATAAGAAATCTTATCTAGTCAAGGTATTCAAAGGCAAGTCTGCTGAGTTCATTAAAGAAAACTATGAATACACTTGCAAAATGTTCGAGAAGAACGAGCTCAAAAACCTCGAAACCTTGACTGAACAAGCTGTATCCCAATCTGTTTCTAGAAATCTTGATCGCCCTGTAGTTGAAGAAAACTCACAGGTACTCGAGGAAGGTACATCAGATACATCTGATCACCCTCCATTGAACATGTACATGCAGGAGCTTTCTAGACACTAAAATAATTTCCATTGAGGCAAAAGCCTGATTATGATTTGACATCATATAATGTCTAAAATAAAATAAACATATGAAAAATATCAGACCTTCACAGTCCTATATTTCTCAAGATAGAGCCAGTGTTCTTCTTGAGAAGTGGTCTCCGGTTCTTGACTTTAATAGCAAGAACGTAAGACATATCGAAGACGACCACACTCGTCTTAACACTGCCATTCTTCTTGAGAACCAAGAAAGATGGTGCATTGAGGAATCCGGAGCCAACGTTTCTGGATCTACAAGTTCAGCTTTCGGTGGTGCTTATGCTGCTAATGGCGGTATGGGTGGTTTCGGTGCAGCTGTAAACAACTCCTCTGGACAAACAAATGCTGACTGGTATGCTACCGGTGATGCTCGTTTGCCAAAGATCCTCATTCCGATGATTCGTCGTACCTTCCCTGAGTTGATTACCAACGAAATCGTTGGTGTTCAGCCAATGAGCGGTCCAGTCGGTCTTGCTTTCGCTTTGCGTTACAAGTACGACAATGACGTGCTCGGCAGCCAGATCCCAGGCAAGTACAATGATGCTGCCTACGGCAACCCTGGACCTTACCCATGGCAGGCAGCTGCTGCTGGTGTAGAGAGCCCAGGCAACACTGGCACATTCGGTGGTACCTATTCTGGTGAACTTGGTTATCAATACCTAGACACTCGTTTCACTGGTGCTTCTTCTGCTGAATTAGCTACCTATGCTGCTAACAGTAACTTCGAGATCATCAGTCAAGATCAAGGTGTTGCTCAGTTGCTAGCCAACTATGAGTTTACTTCTCAGATTCCAACAGCTTCTATCTCCTTCGAGAAGACAGCCGTTGAAGCTGGTACACGTAGACTTGCAGCTCGCTGGTCCGTTGAGTTGGAGCAGGACTTGAAGAACATGAACGGCATTGACATTGATGCTGAGCTCACAAACGCCATGAGCTATGAGCTACAAGCTGAAATCGACCGTGAAATGGTTATCAGAATGATTCAAGTCTGCTTGAAGTTCGCAAATTACGGTTCTGTAACAAGTTGGACAGCTTCTGCTGCTGATGGTCGCTGGTTGGCTGAACGTAATCGTGACTTCTATCAGAAGTTGATTGTTGAAGCAAACAGAATCGCTGTTCGTAATCGCCGTGGTGCTGCTAACTTCATCATCGCAACTCCAAGAGTTTGCGCAATTCTCGAGGCTCTTCCTGAGTTCAGCTGGATGACTGTTGATGGTAACGTCAGCACTCAGCCAACAGGTGTTGCTAAGGTTGGTACAGTTGGTGGACGTTTCCAAGTCTATCGTGATACTCGTACCGATGCCCAGAACCTAACCGGTCAACGTACTTCAGTTGAGTACGCTCTATTAGGTTACAAGGGACCAGAGTTCTATGACACTGGTATCATCTATTGCCCATACATCCCTGTCATGGTGCAACGCACAATCGGCCCTAACGATTTCGCTCCTCGTGTTGGCTTGCTAACCCGTTATGGTGTAGTCGATAACATCTTTGGTGCTAACTTGTATTATACATTGATTGTTGTTAAGGGTCTAGGCATTGCCTTTACCCCAGCAACATCTGTTGTATACTTCTGATCTTAGAAGCAATAGTTGTTTAATAAAAAAGGCCGATCGAAAGATCGGCCTTTTCTTTGTCTACTGTCTACCAGTTCGAATGAACGGTACATATGGATCAATCAAAGCATTTTCAATCAGATTGATATTAGAGGCTCGAATAGGATTGATGTCAATGCCGCCACGACGAACATAGAAGCAAAATACAAGCAGCTCTTCTGGGTTAAAATTATCCCATAGTCGCTTATAGATGGCCTCGCAAATCTCTTCATGGAAGTGACACTCATCACGGAACGACACAATATACTTCAGAAGAGAAGTCTTATCCACAAGGTTATTTGACTTCATATAAATATACACATCACCCCAGTCAGGCTGACTAGTAACCTTGCAGTTAGACTTCAACAGCTTAGAGTTATAATATTGCTTAACTGGCTTAGTAGTAACCTCGCTAATCTTCAAGATCAAAGGATTCTCAGAGTATTCAGTAAACTCACTATCAATACCGAAATCAATCTGATTCTCTAGATTAGGGTAACCAGCAAGATTATCATTTACCACGTTCTGAAATGTCTTAAAACAAGTAACAGTAACATCTGTTTCTAATAGATCAGAAAGATCTTGACTAGCAGTCTCTTCAATAAACTCAATTGCGTCCTGCGCAGTATTAATATAAGCTCGCTTCTCCATATTAAAGGTATTAAAGTACAGCTTAATAGACTTTGACTCAACAATATACTCAGAGTCACAATTATACGTGATCTTAGCAACTACACTAACCGGACACCCATTAGATAGCAATGTAGATACTTCATAGGCATTCCAGACGTCATATCCAACGAATGGAAGACTATCGTTTTGAATACCCAAATAGGATCGGTTGCGTTGACGAGGCTCACGAACCAGCAAAGACTTGTCGTAAGTAGACTTATATGCGCTAGTCTTGCCAAGATGTTTTGTAATGTCGCTCATATTTTATTCTTAATTATTATAGCAGCCTTCACACAATTGTCCAGCAGATTCTGAATAATTATTTTGCTTCCGGATGGGCTTGCCAGCATCCAGATCCACCATAATATTACAGTTGTTGCACGCGCTATACAACATACCAATTTTCATAATTTCTAATCGCTCTTCAACAGAGCCATTGAGTACGCAAATGTTATCATACCTATCCAAGAACTCCCTGTTATATAAGTCAATGATGTCTTGTCTAAACTCAGCTTTAGTACTACGAACCCCATCATCAATTAACTTTACATCTGCAGGATTGGTATAAAAAATAACATCATACTTCGGAGTCAATTCCTTAAACCAATATTCTGCAAAGTTAAAAACCTTGGAGCTAACCTTGCCTTGTTTGTAAAAGTACTTTGTATAAATGTACCCATCAACAATGCAACGGTCCAGCAAGATGTCAGATATATTCTCATGAGGTTCATTATGAACTTTCATGTAGTTAATTAAATGATCCCCAATGATGAGAGATTGAGTCAAATCATAATTCTTAGCCTCATCGTTAATAGAAACCCCTAACCGCTGAATGCGTCGAGTCACCTCATCAACATATTCAAACCGGTTAGGGTACAATTCTTTTACCTTTTTAAGCAAAGTAGTCTTACCGGTGCTTTGCGCACCAGTAAACGTAAACAGCTTTCTCATGCTTTGATTTTACTTGCCCCACACACCTTTATCAACTATTTTCGCAATCTTTCCGTAAAGAGACAAGTCTTCAAAGGCATCCATAACAGGCTCGTTTTGAGCAGATTTATTATTCTTAACCACCAGATTTAACAGGCGCTGCACTTTGTCGTTGCACCTGAAGATGATGGAGCAGAGAGAAACCCTTTTACCGTCTGCAGTAGCGGTATCTTGACCACAAGAAATGTTACCAGGACCATAATCAAATTGCTTATTACAAAACAGCAACAACTCTTGTTTTTGTAAACGTCTCAGCTCTTGCATAGTCTCAGGGTAATGCTGTTCACAATATTGAACTGGGTAATCCTGATCTTTAATAAGCTCCATATAGTCCATTGGTATTTTAGACTTCTCTATGAGCTTATCTCTCAAGAAATTCTCCCATAAGTCAATAGAGTTTCTATGTAAAATACTAATAGTATCATCAAGAGTACCACCAATATTAACCTCAATCTCAGCAAGTACTTCCCCACCATCAACCTCTGCGGTAACCTTATGTATAACACAACCAGAAGTCTTATATGCACCAACCCAGGCTTTTTGCTGTGGATCTTTACCTTTGAGTTCGGGATACTTAGTAATTAACCCAGGGTGACCATTATAGATGTCATACATCTCACAAATCTTCTTTGGAATGACCCGCATGTATCCATGCAAAGAAATAAACAAATCTGTACTCCAAATAGAGCCAATCGCGATTGTATAATCTAATTCAGTTGGATCATTCATGATATGAATAACTTTGCGCTTAACAATTTCTGGATTACAACCATGTAGATCCTTACGATTAGTAATGATGAGATCAGGCCAACGGCCTAGCCGGTCGCTTAACTCAGCAATCTCGCTTCCTGACTTAGAAAAAAATGCTATCCACTTTTTCATATTTTAATATTTTTTAATAAAGCTATCAGAAGGACGCCCAAGGATTTCCTTAAAGGATCTAGTATTA